CCTGGAGCCGGAATCCGGGCCACCCAAGGAGCCCCACGGCCGGAACGCAGCGGAGGAGATGGAGATGCTGGAGGCGCTGAACGATGGCAAGGGCGATTGATGGAGAGTTGCTCGAACTGGAGATTGCAAATATTGCAAATAAACTGGCAAAATCCGATGCACAAAAGGCATTGATGGGACGGGTAATGTACTGCGTTGAGCATATGCCCACCCTCACCCCGCAGAACGAGCCGCTGACGCAGGCAGACCTTGATAGCATGGACTATGACAAGGTATGGATTGACTATGGGGACGACGGTGAGTGGGCGCTGGTGGTAAACGGTCGAATCTATTGCCTGGCAGTACTAGAGGGCGCCGGGTTCGAGGACATCTTGCGGGAGGAGCTGGGCGGTGAGACCCTGGATCGCCCCAGTGGAGATTACACCGTGTACCGCCGCCCGACGGAGGTATCGCCATGAGACACCAATACACCCGCGCAGAGCTGGAATCCATCACCCAGGAGACGGCAATCTACATTGAGGGCGCAGGGATAGCCCAGCTCCAATGGGGCGGCCTGGAGATTGCAGAAGGGTGCAGGGATGGATATCTGTACTGCAAGCACATCAAGCCGTTTAGCCTGGAGCTGTACGGCCAATACTGGACGGCCTTTGACGGGCCGCCGGAGGAGGGGTGAGCATGGAGAGACTGACATACTGGTGTGACAATGGGCATGGTGGTGGAAAATGGTTTGTAGCTATCGATGCCGAAGGAAGAGAAGATTACGGGCCGCACGTTGACCGCCTCGCAGCCTATGAGGAGACTGGCTTGGAGCCGGGGGAAATCGAACAGCTCAAAGGTGAAGCATTTGGTCTGAGAGTGGACAAGCAAGAGCTGGAGCAATATCGTGCTCTCGGCCCCATTGACCGCCTCCGCGAACTGGCCGAGGCCGCACTACGGAGGGAGCAGGATGGAGAATAAAACTATACCGCCGATGTATCCCACTGAATTTGTCGAACGGGAATTAGGGATTAGAACTGACTGCTATAACCACAGCTGCCCATTCAGGGTGAATGATACCAGCAGCGCCAGCCGCTGCGAGTGTACGGCCTGCCCGAATCGGTGTACGGGCGATTTCTCCATTGCGTGGAACCGGACGCTGACAGATGAAGAGTTGGAAATCATTGAACGGATTGTGGACGATCACGAACGGAGGTGGAGCGAATGAAGGAGTACATCGAGAGGGCGGAAGCACTCGACATCTGCCAGAAAGAATATGAAGATCGGCTTAGAATGGCAGACTATTGCGGCGATACTGTGGCTTTGGATATTGGCGGAGTAATCAAAGGCATCCCCGCCGCTGACGTTGCGGAGGTGAGGCACGGGAGATGGATTTTGGAGAGAGAGCCAGACGGAACGCCGTACTGTTTCCATTGTTCCGTTTGTGACAATGATTTCCACCATATAGGGATTATGACCGCAACCGACTACTGCCCCAACTGCGGCGCTCGCATGGACAAGGAGGCGACAAATAATGAAAGATAGACTTGGAAATTTACTCAACATTGGTGACAGATGTGTTTGTTATAACACGATGAGGACTGGCAGTAGCACTACGAGGCTTGTGCAGTACGAAGCTGAAATCATTGGTTTTACAAAAAAGAACGTCCGAGTTAAATGTGTGGATTGTTGCTACTCTTATCGAATCGGTGATGAATTTCTTTGCGGCGCAGATAACATTTTCAAATTAAGAGGTGACGAGCATGAGGCTGATTGATGCTGATACGTTAATACAGAAAAAGCGCAAAGGAACAATCGGGAACATAAGTGGAGACTTTGTTGCCGGATTTGATATAGATACATCTCCCACCATCGACGCCGTGCCTGTGGTCAGGTGCCGGGAGTGCATATACTACAAAATCTGCGACGAATGGGAAACTGGCAAGCGGATGCTATGCGAAATCCATCATCACTCATACTTAGACCACGACGGAGACGAACATTTTTGCTCTTGGGGCCAGCGAAGGGAGGCCGAGCATGATAAACACCCATCCGACCCGCTGTAATATCTGCGGCGGGCGTGTGACCTATGGTTCTAATGCCCGTGTCTATGGACGGGAGTACGGAAGCGGATATTGCTACCTCTGTGAGCAGTGCGGGGCCTATGTAGGGACGCATAAGCCCCGCCCACGGGAAGCCCTGGGTCTGTTGGCTGACGAACCGATGCGGACAGGGAAAAAGATGTGTCACGCTCTCTTTGACCCGCTCTGGCAGGGAAAGCCAAAGGCCCACAAGAAGCGCAACGACCTTTACCGCTGGCTGGCCCATGAGATGGAAATACCAATCGAGGATTGCCATTTCGGGTACTTCGACATTGACCAACTCCGGCGGGCGTACATCATTCTGAGAGGCGTACAGGACAAGCAGATGCGGTATGACAACTGCGGGAGAATCCATTTTGAGGAGGCCGCCCATGAGGTTTCGGAGTAAGACGGGCGAAGTCGCACTTACCATTGAACAGGCATTAGAGCAGTTTTGCGATAGCAAAAAAGATTGCGACTATTGCGAGCTTCGGGAACCCGTGCAGCAATACGCAGGGACAAAGAGGCCGTGTCATGAATACGTAAGAGCCAACCCTCACGAAGCCGCTCGCCTGATGGGCTATGAGGTGGTGGAGGATGATGAACCACGCACTTGTTTTAACTGCATTGGGTGTGAAATTGAGAAGGACTTTGACCCACAGGAAGGGTGCAAAAATTGGGTGAAAAGGAAGGAGGCCAACATGGACAAGCCGAGAATTTGCGAGGTGCTTGGGGTTGAACCAGAAGAAAAGTTTGAAATTAGAGGAAACACGTTAGGGCGATTTCGTATCAATAAATATGGGACATTCCAGATTGAAATATCAAATGACTGCTGGGGATTCTCCACTGTGGAATGTCTTAACAATCTCATAAATCATCCAGAAAACATCGCCCGCAAGCCCCGCTGGACGGAGCAGGAGGTGGAGAGGGCGAAGGCTATCAAAGTGCTATATCCAGTTGTTAAAACATTGGCATACGTTGATATAGTGGGACAGACATTTTACATGTATGATGGCGAAGACAACTATAAGGGCAGTCTTGATAACCTTGATGAAACGTTCCCTACGCTGAGGAGCATAAGGCGGGCCACATTGGACGAGATCATCGGAGGTGCCCAATGAAATCCCCTGAGTGTGTATGCAAAACGTCAGAAGAGTACATTCGTGTTGCGTTAGCTCTAGAAACTCTTGCTTACCATGACAAAAACTACTTAGACAGTACATTCGCAAAGAGCAATGCTGCTATCAGTGAAGAGATACAGGCTTGCTTGCAGAAGGCTTTAACGATGATGGAGGAAAAACAATGAGAGAAATCCTTTTCAAAGCCAAGCGGCTGGATAATGGCGAGTGGGTGAAAGGAAGCTTGATTTCGTTTGCAGATGGAGGGCGATCGATTTTACCATCTGAGAGTGCTGTGCTTTACAAGAAGGGCGAGTCTCTTTTTTCTACTGTAAATTGCCTTGAGGTCGACCCTTCCACGCTCTGCCAGTACACCGGCCTGACCGACAAGAACGGGAGGAAAGTGTTTGTTGGGGACATTGTAAAATGCAGCCGTGGTTGCACCCATGAGGTGGTATGGGTTCAGGAACACGGCGGAACCTTTATCGGAGGAATGCCAGCAATCTATCTATCTGACTTGATGCCAGGATACGCATGGACTGGTGAGGAAGAAATCATCGGCTCCATCCACGACGGGGAGGGCGGGCAACATGAGCGAGTGGATTAGCGTCAAGGACAGGCTGCCGGAAAGTCAAGCGGATGTCCTTGTGGTGGCGTTTTGGCATGAACGCTGGCAGACCATGATGGGCTGGCATAGTGACATGGGAAAGAAGTGGCGTGTCATTACACCACACGGAGAAAGAGAGCCGGGCGGTGTCACCCACTGGATGCCCCTCCCAGACCCGCCGAAGGAGGGATTTGAAACGGACAGGGGAGCAAGAAAGTATACGGCGGGAGAAATTAAGGAATTAGCAAAGAAAGCATTTGAGGCTTGACAGAACGATTATTTTACATTATGATATAAAGGGGGATTATAAATAAAAATGAAATAAGATATTTCAAGTCTACTTAATGCAGTAGGAGCCATGTCCGAAATGCTCAAAGTATTCTATGACAATCTGATAAAACAGGGGTTCTCCCAGAAAGAGGCTCTTTACCTGACCAGCGACTATATGAAGGCGGTGTTTGGGAAATGAAATATAGCAATCCCGCTTGGGAGCCTTACTTTGAGGACATTTCCCCAATCCTATCAAAACTCTACTTCCTGACCAACTCAGGGACTATCAGATACATCATGGCGACTATGATTTTCAAGAAGATGTCCTTTCTCGAATGGAGGAACGAACATTGGACTTAACAAAATACGAAATGGAAACTATCTACAACTACAATCAGGAAGAGCCTCTTGCATCCTGCTATACGATGGATCGTGCCCTGATTCGCCGATTAGATGTACTTGCCGGAAAACACAAAGAAATTACTGTAGTTCGAACAGGTGAAGGTGTGAGGGAATATACTTTCCCCAAGAAGTGGATTAAAGTCCGCGCTCCGAAGGAACTATCGGACGAACAGCGGGAAAACATGGCAAAGAGAGCAAGAGAGAGGTTTGGGTTTGCGAAAGAAGGTGACAACTCTGAACAAGAATGATGTGACTATGGAGCAGGTCGTAAAACGGAAAAGAAACCGTCCAGACCTACAGCAGTTCGGGTATGAACTTGCGGAGCCGGGAGATAACAGCAAAGCGACTATGTTTATCCAAGCCCTCAACAAATTTGATAGAGTTGACCTCTCTGACGAGAATGCTGTAAAGCAGAGAATTGACGAGTTCTGGCAACTCTGCATCGACTTTGACACAAAGCCACAGGTATCTGGTATGGCTGATGTGCTTGGACTTGATAGGCGGCGACTATGGGAAATTACTCATGATGTTGTCGGGAGAAACCTTGAATGCAGCTCTGCGACAAGGGACTTGATAAAAAAAGAGTACAGAAAACTTGAGGTTTTATGGGAGTATTACATCCTGAATGGTAAGGTAAACCCGGTTTCTGCAATCTTTTTGGGGAAGAACAACTTTGATTACGCAGACCGCCAAGAAATCACTCTCACGCCTGGAACACCTCTCGGCGACTCTCCCGACCAAAAGCAGCTTGAGGAACGGATCGCTAGGTCTGTAGTGGTGGATGAGTAAACGACTATCGACTATAGTAGCGACTATGGCTGAAGATTCGCCAGGGACTAGCGACTATGACAGCCTCACGCGCGGGAGGTTGTGCCCACTAAAGGCTGCACAATCTCCAGGGCTGGCACTTTGGAGCCTAGACCCCGTGCCCGATTTGGCCGCAACGCTGAAAACTAGCGTGATTAAGTTCCAGGCCGACGGCAAGCTGCCCCGCGTGGAGTATATCGGCGGGCGTTGTGACGGCCCCCGCTGCGCCTGGTGGGACGCAGACAAAGGGCGCTGCGCGGTGCTCTCACTGGCTCGCAATAAATGATAATACCCCGGCTTGCTCCTGGTGGAGTGGGCCGGGGTTGCTTTATGCCTTGTGTTGCTCTGCGCGGGCCTCTGTACGGTGTTTTGTGGTGCGGGAATATAGGGACACTTCCAGACGGTAAAGACGCTCTGCGGGCCTTTAAACGGCCTTTACGGCGGCTTTGCTTTTGGGGCTTGTCCGCCCTGTTGGACGTGGGCGCAAAAATGCCGCCTGCGGGTCACTGGAGGGCCTACAAGCGGCGGGGCGATGGCGTGGAGTAGGAGGGCATGGGCAAGAGAAAACCCGCCCCAGGAAAGCCCAGGGCGGGCGCTGGTTATATTCAAGATTTCTTTGCAAGCTCCCATATCACCATCAAGGGCAGCAGCAGAATAAATAGGATAATCAAGCGGGGGTCACCTCCATTCTCCGGCGGGCGGGTCAAGCCCGAGCCGCCCATCGCTCATTTATAAGCCAGTTTTCAAACTCTTCTTCGGTCATTTCCCCGATTTGTTCCCGGTATTTCTGCGCGTCTGCTAACTTATCAAATGTAGCAAGAGTACAGCCCACGCCGTCGCCCACATAGTCCACGAAAAAAACGGGGGAAATGTCGCCTTTCCACAGCCAAATTGTGGGACGAATTTCTCTTAAGTTGTCCGGGTTATGTGAATAGATATAATCAAGGCTTTTTTCATAAACTGCCGTTCTGTCCATGTAATAGGCCGTAAAAAGTTGATTCATTTTCATTGTGCGGCCCTCCCATACTCCACGGCGTGGGGAAACTGCCGGTTAATGCGCTGCCGGGTGCCGTTGTCCACCCAGCGCCCGCCGATATAATACAGCGTGTGGGCCTGTCCCTTGTGGTCGTTATAGGTGATCTGGTTCTTGCCGGTCTTGATGGCCTCGGCCTTTTGGCGGTTGATCTCGGCGGCTTGGCGCTTCATCTCGTCAAGGATTGTAACCCGATACACGCAGCCCGTCCAGGTCTGGCAGTTGGTGCCCTCGCACTCTTTGCCCAGCTTCAGGCAGTCGGCGCACATTCTATTTAGTTTTTCCATTGTTTTTTTCTCCTTGTCATGGAGGGCCGCCCGTGGTATAATGGGCGTGCCCTGGTTTGAGTGGTTTCTGCTGGGGCTTCTCTTTGCCCTGGTCACTGTTGCAAGCGGTGGCCGGGGCTTTTGTTATACAGCTGTAACAATCGTCTCGCCTTATCAGTGTCAATGTAATTTGTCCATCCCGCATTATACAGTTCTTCTGCGGCTTGATATAGCGTTATGGTTCCGCTTTGTAGATCTTCTGTTAGGCTGCCCAAAATGCTTTTAATTTCCATGCGCTTTTCCCTCCCAGCCTGTGGCCTTGCTTTCCCCTGCCGGTTGTGTTATAGTGGGGACGGATAGATGGCAGGCTCTACGCCGCCCCCTGTTCGCTTTAGGCTCCCTGTGCTGTGGTAGGCTGCGGGGAGCCTATTTTATTTGTCTTGCTGGGTTCCGGTTGCGATGTACTTAATGCACTCTGTGGCATCCTCCGCGGTGTGGCCGTGTGCTGTTAGCCAGTCAATCAGCCTTGCGGCCTCAGTTGCTGTCATACTGTATTCCTCCATTGTCTTACCTCCTGCCCGGTGGATTCAGCTCGGTTTCCCTTGCTGTGATTGTATGATAGCACATAAGCACAATAATGTCAATAGATAATTTGTACTTCTTAGAGTTTTATTTTCTGTAGTTTATTGAACACAAGATATTGTATGATAATGCGGATTTACACAAGATACAGATATGGCGGGACAGGGTACCGGCGGGGGAATGTGGCATAAAGGTATAAATAGGGTTACACCCAAACTGTGAGAACACAGAAAAAAGACTTTTATTTGTCCAATAAAGCCTGTTGACAAGTACAATATAATGTGTTAGACTAAACACAACAGGAGGCGAAGTGAAATGCGAGTGGGATATATTCGGGTGAGCACAACCCATCAGAATACGGACAGACAAGAGGACAGCTTGGAGAAAATGAATGTAGAAAAGCTGTTTATTGAGAAAGCAAGCGGAAAGGACAGGAACAGGCCGCAGTTAAAAGCGATGCTTGAATTTGTGCAACCAGGGGATGTCGTAGTGGTGCATGAGCTTTCCAGAATGGCGAGGTCCGTGATTGATCTGTATGATATTGCGAAGGAGTTGAGGGATAAGGGCGTTGAGTTGGAAAGTCTAAAAGAGGACATTGATTTGACCTCTGCAACTGGAAGATTGACATTTGGCCTTTTAGCGGTCATGGCACAGTTTGAAAGAGATTTGCTTTTGGAACGGCAGAAGGAAGGAATTGCGGCGGCAAAGGCAAGAGGGAAACGCTGGGGCCGGGAGAATATCTATGGAACGGATGAACGGATGGTGCATGAAGTGTTCTCCAAGTACCACGCAAAGAAGATCTCTTTTGACGAGGCTTCAAAAAAACTCGAAATGAAAAAAAGCACTTTCTACTATCGGTACAACAAGTGGATGGACGAGCAAAGAGAAGCTGGGTTGTTGAAGGAGGATAAATAATGTCTGATACATTGTATTTTCGTGCCAAAGAAGCGGCTGTAGAGTTTCTTCGGTGTGCAGGAACAGACGCAAGAGAAAAGTTTTTGGAAGAAATATCAAGAGCAAAGAGAACTGAACTTCCAGACCTTTTCGACAAAGTGAATGTAAATTACCAGTATGCCGTTGATTGGACTTATGAGGCAAACGCTTGCGGGTGGAAGTTCGTTTATGCGTGGGTCGATGGGAACGGAGAAATTTTTTACATTGGGTGCGGGTGGCACACGCGGGTATATGAAACGACGAACAGGACACAGAAATTCAAAGACAAAATTTCTACTGGCGGCTGTAAAGCATACATTCTCCTGTTTTATGTTGGAGAAGAAACCGCATCAGATGCAGAAACTATTTGCATACAATATGCTCAAATGATGGGGCACAACCTTACAAATACGATGAAAATGCTTTCGCAGGAACAACTTAGACGATATAAGTTATGCGAAGCTGGGAAGATACCGGAAAGCGATATGCAAGAAGATTATATTGCTTATGAAGATATGAAGTGTCAATTTGGAGAAGTGTTGGGGGCGTTGGACAGAATTGTGATTTCTGCAAGTCATAAAACAGCGAGTTAAAATTTTTCAAAATGCAAAAAGACAGCTCCACCACAGTGGAAGCCGCCTGTAAGCAGATGGGCATTAGTAAAAGCCAATGGTATAATTTGAGCAGAAAAAAAGACCGCCGCCCTCGGTCAAAAGGAAGCGGCGATCTGAATGAGAACACATCAGAGGCGTGTTGACAAGGATAATATAGCACACGCCTCCAGATAAAACAAGGGGGTATTGACTATGTGTAAAGAGTGTAAGATATTGGATCAGATTTTGGGTTTTATTGACAAGAAAATTGAGGCTTGCGGGTCGTTTAAGGCTGGGCCAGAAGGTGAGGCCCTTCGCTCTGTAAGAGAATACATCTTGAAAGTACAGGACGACATGTAGGCAAGAAAAATTCCGCGCAAAACAAAAAGAGTGTGTTTCTGATGGGAAAGATAAAAGACCTCGCCGGTCAAAGGTTCGGGGAACTGATAGTAATAGAACCCGCTGGGCGCTCGCCCAAAGGCGCCATGCTTTGGCGGTGCATGTGCCGCAAGTGCGGAAATGAGTGCGTCGTTGAGGGGCAACGGTTAACCGATAAAAAATCGCCAAAGAAAGATTGTGGATGCAATAAGCGTGAGAAAACGGAAGATCTTACCGGGAAAACCTATGGTGCGCTGACTGTATTGAAGCGAACCGGAATTGACAAACACGGGAACGCGCTGTATCTGTGCAAGTGTTCCATGTGCGGTTTCGAAAAGGAGTTCCCCGCACAGACGATAAGAAGCAAACCAAAGGGATGTGGCTACCAGCAATACAAAAGCGAGAATATGAAAAAATACTCTGAACTTGCCGTTAAGGCCAAGTTTGCAAAAACGGGTGGCATAAAGCGCGCAGATATTGCGGCAGCGAAGACAGACAAAGCGATGCTAAGAAGCAAAACTGGTGTGCGTGGTGTTATGCCGGAGAAAAACGGGAAAACATACCGGGCAGCCGTACAGGTTTCCGGAGAGCGCTGGGTAAAGACGGGTTTTATGTCTATTGAAAGCGCGAAGGCCGCTTATGATTCAAAGAAGAGGGAGCTATTAGAGAAATATGGACTGGATCAAATGCTGTGATAGGATGCCGCCGGATATGGAGCCGGTAATGGTGACGGTAAGAGTCAATGATGGAGGAAAGCAGACCTGGGTTGATGTCTGATACAATCCAGAGTACAAAGAATGGGAACAGCTTGCGGATGCTGTTGGAGATTACTGGGAAGGGCTTGGAAAGGATTATGAAGTAACTCATTGGATTCCGTACCCGGAACCGGCGGAAGATTGAATAATTGTAGTGCCAAGTGCCTCTCCAGATGGAGCGAACAGTGCCAAGTGCCTTTTATCTGAAAGGATAGGAGGCACTTTATTTTTATGGAAATTCGGGAGCTGGTGAAGAGGGCGTTCAAGCGTGACCTCTCCGACCCGTCTGCGTTATCTGATGCCTTTGATACGTTGCGGCTGCTAGAACCAGAAGATTTTACCTTGGCCCATGAGCGAAACAAGGAAGTACGTCGGCTGTCCGCAAGATTCGCCGCAGAACAAAAAAGCCTCCGTATGTTCGAGCTGAACAAGCGGAGTCTGCTGTTTGATGCGCCGTATGATTTTGATGCGGCGATAAGATATGCTGAGTGGGATAGAGAGCCGAAAAAGAAGTTTTATATGCCACGCAGAAAGCAGTTACTTCCGGTTGTTCAAGCTATGCAGCGGCTATCTGAACGGAAGATACGCATTTTGGGTGTTATGGCTCCCCCGGGCGTCGGGAAGACCACCATTGAATTGATGTTCATGGTGATGGAGGGGTTAAAGAATCCAGATTTAAGCATTCTGATGGGTTCGCACTCAAACTCATTCCTACGTGGGGCTTATGAAGAAGTTGGGCGGATGTTAGACCCCAAAGGGGAGTATTTGTGGAAAGATATTTTCCTATCTGTTCAAGTTTGCAAAACAAATGCCCAAGATATGCGAATTGATCTTGGGAAACGAAAGCGGTTTGAGACCTTTGAGTTTTCGTCCATTGGATCTGGTAACGCGGGCAAAGTACGCGCTTCGAATCTTCTGGTAGCAGATGACCTTGTACCTGATATTGAGTCCGCAATGAGTAAAGAGCGCATGGACAAGCTCTGGCAGCAGTATTATACAGACCTCATGCAGCGTATGATCGGAGATTGTGTCCAGCTTCTTGTCCAAACACCTTGGACGTTACATGACCCCATTGACCGACTTGAACTAGCCCATGCAGAAGACCCAATGGCAGAGTTTATCCACCTACCTGCTCTGGATGAAAATGATGAGAGTAATTTTGATTATCCGTATGGACTTGGGTTTACCACGGCATTCTATCACAATCAGAGAGATGTTATGGACGATGCTTCCTGGAGGGCACTATACATGACTCAGCCCATTGAGCGTGAAGGACAGCTATACAATGAAGATGAGCTGCGCAGGTATTTTGAGCTTCCTGACGGGAAACCAGATGCAATCCTGTTTGTGTGCGATACGAAGGACAAGGGCACTGATTATTGCGTCATGCCAATTTGTTACCAGTACGGGAATGACTTCTATTGTGAAGACGTAGTATGCGACAACAGCAATCCAGAGGTTGTAGAGGCGCGGCTGGTGTCAAAGCTCCTTCAGCATAAGGCTCAAATGGGCCAGTTTGAAAGCAACAGCGCTGGTGGGAAAGTAGCAGAAAAAGTTCAGAAAGAAGTTAAAGAAGCTGGCGGTATAGCGAAAATCACCACAAAATATACGACACAGCAAAAGGAAACAAAAATCATAGTGAACTCGCCGTGGGTGAAAGACCATGTGCTGTTCAAAGACAACTCTGTCATAAAGAAGGACAAGGAATATCGAAGGATGCTCAACTTCCTTTGCGGGTATACGATGGCAGGTAAAAATAAGCATGATGATGTTCCTGATGCTTGGGCAATGTTTGCTGAGTATGTTCAGCAACTCGAAGGGAACAAAGTAGAGGTGTTCCGCCGTCCATTTTAAAACACAAAATATTGTGTATAATGCCTTGATTAAATCGTATATATTGTGGTATAATAAAGGAGGATAGATATTTGCCCATATCCGCCAGGTTTCTTTTCCAGCCTCCTTCACACGGGCGGGGTGGCGGCGGTGCAGCCGCTGCCCCTACTGTGTGCAATATGCCCTTGTAGCTCAATGGTGAGAGCGATACCCTGATTTGGCATAGTGGACGCCGGTTCGATTCCGGCCGAGGGCTTGGTGACCCGCACTTTTTGCGGTAGCCAACTTATTAAACCGCTCCAAAGGCCACGGAGCTGACGGTGGAAAGACACTACACCAGACTGCCGGAGCGTCTAGGCGCTGGGAAGAGTAAGACGCGAGCCGCCTGTCATGGAGGCGGAAGCGGTGGCAGCTATGACCTGCCCCGGTGTGCCGACACATAGAAAGCGGCTGCGCCCGGCGGAGCGTGTAGAGACGGAATCCGCCGATATGCAGGAGCCAGAAGCAGGGTGATCTCCAGGCTGTGCAACTCAGTCCGCCTGCTATATTGGGTCGCTCCCATCCGTGGAAGCCGGACGCTTGTGTAGGGCGATAGCTACCAGCGCTATCCCGCTGAAAACTACCCTGCGAGTGGCTAATCATGATGTCGCCACCAAGGCTAGGGCGTGACAATCTAAGCGGGAAGCGCACATATACCGAGTGCAGTAGCAGAAGCGGAAGCGGCGGCCCATTACGTCGCGGACGTGTGGCGGCTCAATGCCGCCTCTCGGCTCCAAACGCAGAGGGAAAGCAAAAGAGGCACTGCGCGATTAAATTAAATGCCAATGGGCGGCTGGATAACCTACTGTCCGCCATATGCCGCTCCTCGCCGCTTGAGGCGGGCGGTGGCACCAGATGTATGGCACCACAGGCTAAAAGCAGACGGGCCTTCCTTGTGCGCTGTGCGAAAGCGGCAAGGTGAAAAAATTATTTTTGGCTGACCCCGGCCCTATAAAGATGAACGGTTCCGACTGACGACACCAGCGGAGGGGTTGAGATGTACCGTGATTATCAAGGCTGTTCCTATGGATGGAGTATGTGAGGTGAGGATGGAAAGGTGTGGCAACGTAGACCGACCAGCGGTGTCTAAGCGTCAGTAGCAGAAACGGAAATAGGTTGCTGATTGTAATACAGCCTTGATGATTGTGATGTGATACCGCACAGCGGATTACATACAGGCCCACGGCAAGCCTGACCAACCCCGCAGCATACCCCGAAAGGGGTATATCTGGACCATTGGCCCGATGGTCGGGCGGGCCCCTCATAAGGGCTTGGTCTTGGTTCGATTCCAAGATGGTCCACCAGAATTAGAAAGGAGTCGCCCAACTGAATGAAGATTGACATTTATTGTCCGGTCTGTGCCGCTGCTGGCATCAATCATGGAAAAGGGCGGCTTTTGATGCAGGTGGATAGCAAAACAACTGGTATAGTTTATCCATACTGTAAGGCTTGCAAGAAAAACATCAAGATTGAGTTAAAAGGCGATAAAAGCGCCTGAGAATATATAGTTTAGTGCCAAGTGCCTCCGGGCAATGCCTGGACGAAGCGTGCCGAGTGCCGAGAGTAGACCTTATACGGGTCTGTTCTTGGCACTTTTTTGTTTGTCTGGAGGTGACAGAGTGACTGAAAACAATACTGTTCGAGCTATATCCGAGTGGCCGGTCAATGGGCTGACTGGGCGTAGAAAAATTTACACCGCCAAAAAGAAAGTTACCCCGGAAAATGTGGTGGAGGTGCTGGGCAAGGCACTGGCCGTGCATCGCATCAACAGTGCGGAAATGTCCTATTTGTATGACTATTACAGAGGCAAACAGGACATCCGGCTGAAAGATAAAATCGTCCGCCCGGAGATCAACAACAAGGTGATGATTAACCGGGCGAACGAAATCGTGGTATTCAAGTCTGCTTACCTTCTGGATGGCCCAATCCGTTATGTGTCCAACGGCGGAGAAGATGATATTTCTTCTAATGTGAATACATTGAATGAATATATGCGAGCCGAGAGCAAAGACACTCTCGACAAAGAGCTGGCAGACTGGATGCACATCTGCGGTGTTGCGGTCCGCATGGTCCTCACTGACGAAGTCGGAGAAGAAGACGGGTCCCCGGCATCCATATATACCCTTGACCCAAGAGCGGCGTTTTGCATCTACCATAGCGGAGTAGGGCAGAAAAAGGTCGCTGGTGTGCTGGAACAGGTAGATGATGAGGGACAGCCCTACTTCTGCGTGTACACCCCAGAATGGTATTTCGAGGTGCAGAACGGTCAGATCACTAAGCAGGAGGGCCGTACCATCCCCTACATCCCTATTGTGGAGTATGTGAACAATGACGCCCGCATGGGTGCGTTTGAGCCGGTCATCCCAATCCTGAACGCAATCAACATGATTGAATCCAACCGGCTTGACAGTATTCAGGATTTCGTCAACGCCTTTGATGTGTTCCAAAACTGTGAGTTAGAGGACGGTCAATATAAGGAACTGGCAAAGGGCGGGATGGCAATTACTATCAAAAGCGTTCAGGCTGGTATGGAGGCCAAAGTATACCGCATCGCCTCTGAACTGAACCAGACCAACACGCAGACCATTGTGGACGATTTGGAGGACGCATACCTGACCATCTGCGGGATGCCGAACCGGAACGGAGGTTCCTCTACCAGCGACACTGGGCAGGCGGTCATTTACCGAGATGGATGGTCTGCCGCTGAGAGCCGGGCCAAGGACACGGAAAAGACATGGGAGCGGTCGGAACGGGAGTTCCTGCGGCTGGTGCTGTATATCTGCCGTGAGACTGGCGATTTGGATTTGCAGTTGGCAGACATCAAGCCGGAGTTCACCCGCAAGAACCTGTCCAATATCCAGTCCAAGGCGCAAGTTCTGGCGGAGATGCTGAACAATAGCAAAATTCATCCGAAGTTGGCGTTCCAGTACAGTGGGCTATTCAGCGACCCCGAATCTGCATACCGTGTGAGTATGGATTGGTACGAGGAACAGAAACGCAAGATGGAGCGGAGTTTGAGAGATGAACTGAATACCAACAGGGACACAAATATAACTGCGGAGGAAAGAAACAATGATGTCTCCGTTTCGGAATGACCCGTTCAGCATGGTATATCAAGCATTTCAGAGCCTTTATCCTGGAAAAGAGTGCGAGTGCTACTTTGAGCCTGACTTGAAAGCAGACGATGGAGACAAGGCGTATGGTCTCACAAATTTCTGCGATGATGGAGAAATTCAAATTTTAGTAGACCCGAATGTGGACATTGAAAACGCAACAGAAATTTTTGCACACGAACTTGCACATGTAGCCGTTGGATATGACGCTAAACATGGCCCGGAATGGGATGCCGCTTTTGATGCAATTCTCGATGAATACAACCGCATAGGGGATGAACTGTTTGGAAAACAAAAACCCTTATGACCTCACCGATAAAGCCATCGACCTTTTGAATAGGAGGGCGGTCAAGCGGTTTGAGGACGCCAAAGACGAAGCGGCGCTGGCGAAATTTGATGAACTCAATGTGCTGGAAGTCACCCGGACGCTATATGACCAGCTACGTAAGGACAACCAAGATGTCTTTCTTGAACTGGCGCAGGAGCGGTATCAGGAGGCCGAGCCGCACGGAAAGGAACCACCTGATTTAGCGTGGTTACTGGCATTGCTGGCGGCGTACAACGCTGTTACGAAATACCAGTATTCCCACGAATGGGAGCGCAAGCGTGACCGCACAGCGGAGGCTATTAACTCGACCACCGCAAAGGTCACAGAGTTTCGACGGGGCCTTTCCTACTGGGCGCAGATGACGGAATGGTATGCGGTGGAAGTCACAGACCAATCCACACTGAAAGCATTTCAAGACAGCGGTGTTCGCTATGTGAAATGGAACACCATGAATGACGGGCGTGAGTGCTCCACTTGTAAGGAACGAGACGGGAAAATTTATCCCATCCGTAGCATACCGCCAAAGCCCCACCCCGGTTGTCGTTGCTGGTATACACCGGCGAAGAAAAAGTAAATTTAAGCGGCCCGGCCGTTTGAATACGGCGCAGAGAAGCGCCTTACCAAACGCAAACCGGAGAGAACCGGACAAACGCGAAATATGGGGCGGAGATGCCCGACACAAAAGCGCAAAGGAGAATTGATATGCCAATTGATACCACAGCCATTGAAGGGTTTGAGAGCATGACTGCCGAACAGAAAGTGGAAGCCCTGCTCAAAGTGGAAGTGCCGGAAAAGGTTGACTTATCCGGGTACATTCAGAAGTCGCAGTTTGACAAAGTGAGTTCTGAATTGGCCGAGGCCAAGAAAACGCTTAAAGGCAAGCTGTCCGAGGACGAAGCCGCCGCCGCCGAGCGCGAGGCGAAGTGGGCGGAGATGGAAGCTAAACTGAAAGAGCTGGAGACTGAAAAGACAATCTCCACCTATAAGGCTAGTTACCTTGCCATGCCGGGTTTCGATGAAAAGTTGGCGGAGGATACGGCTAAAGCGCTGGCCGAAAGCGACATGAAGAAAGTCTTTGAGAACCAGCAGAAAGCCAACGCCGCCTATGAGAAAAAACTGCGGGCTGATCTGGTAAAGCAGGACCCCAAACCTGGCGGTGCTGGTGGTGGGAATGAAGAGAAGGACGAGGCCGTGGAGTTTGCCAAGAATCTGGGCAAACAGCGGGCCGACGCCCTCAAAAACGCAAACGAAGGTTTGAAACACTACCTTTGATTGAAAAAGGAGAGAAACAGATGAAGGTTACCAAGACTTCTGCTGGCGGAACCGTTGAGATTCTGGCCGCTGACGATTTTATGTCGATTCCCATTTGTGTCACGGAATCCGCTGCTGTGCCTGCCGGTATGCCCATGACCGCTGCGGGCAAAAAGGTGGCGACCACCTCTTATGCTACCGCTGTTGGTATGCTGCTGTATGATGTGGACCCGACCGAGAATCCAAATGGCGCTTTGCTGGTGCAGGGTGTGGTGGACAAGAAAAAGGTTGAGTCTCATGCGAGCATTACGCTGGACGCTACTTTCGATGTGCCCGGCATTATCCTGCGGGACAACATTGGCGTGAACGAGTAAGGAGGGATACATAATGGATTTGAGAGAAGTTTTTACTCCTGCTGCGATTGCGGCCAACTGGATTGAGGTTGCCTCCAATCAGATTCCTTATCTGGGCGCGACCTTGTTCCCTGCCCGCAAGAAGGCCGGCCTTGACCTGTCCTGGCTGAAAGGCTCCCGTGGGCTACCTGTCTCTCTGATGCCCTCCGCATTCGACGCGAAGGCCACCTTCCGTGATCGGATTGGATTTGAGAAGCTGGAGACCGAGATGCCTTTCTTCCGTGAGGGATACAAGATCAAAGAGAAGGACCGGCAGGAGATGCTGCGGGTGCAGGAGTCTACCGACCCCTACGCTGCCGAAGTGATTGCTCGTGTATTTGACGATACCCGAGATCTGGTTGACGGTGCAAATGTCGTGCCCGAGCGGATGATTATGCAGCTTCTGTTCCCCGAGGGTGGAGACGTTGGTATTGCCATTAAAGCAAACGGTGTGAATTACACGTACAAGTATGATACAGACGGTTCTTGGAAGACCTCCAACTACACCGCACTGACTGATACTGCAACTTGGGACAAGCCCTCTACGGCTGACCCCTTTGCGGCGTTCAAGACAGTCAAAGACGCTATCCGATCTAAGACTGGAACTGAACTGACGGTCGCCATTATGAACTCTTACACGTTCAATCTGCTTTCCAAGACGGATGCAGTAAAGAATCGTTATTTGACCACTAATGGCCTGTCTCTTGGCTATCTGACAGACGCCGAAGTAAAGGCGGTTGTGGAGTCTACTTCTGGTCTGCGGATTGCCATTTACGACAAGCAGTACCGGGACGAGAGCAAGGTAGCCCATGCATTTGTGCCCAATGGGTATGTCTGCCTGATTCCTGACGGCGCACTCGGTGGCACTTGGTATGGAACAACTCCGGAAGAGGCGGATCTGCGTGGAGCGTCCAGCGCAGAGGTTTCCATTGTGAATACAGGTGTTGCGATTACCCGTATTCTCCAGGAGCATCCTGTAAACATCAACACCTTCGCGTCTGAAATCGTCCTGCCCTCCTTCGAGCGTATGGACGAGGTGGCTGTGCTCAACGTCCTGGGGGGATGATCGGGTCTGACACTCTAAGCCGTTTCCCCGGCAGTCAGACCCTATTGTGGAAGCAGGTGTCCGAGCTGGTAGGAGATGACCTGGCGGTCAAAGCTGATGGATCTGTAGTCGGTACATTCCATCATGTGACGGGATACACCGAGTTCAGTTCTGAGCCGGACGAGCAAGAAGGTTATTACTTTCCGTTCCACCTGACTAAGACCGGAAGCAAAATGACCTTCAAGAAAAATGGTTCACCTACTAAGCAGGACATTGCATTTGACCCGGATATTATTTTCCGGGTTACGAAGACCGATGCTTTCGAAGTGTTGGTAGATAACCAAAGCGTTGTGACGTTCAATTTCTCTGGAGCTACATTCGAGAGTTAAGAAAAGCGGGAGGCAGCATGAAGTTTATTCCAAATTACCGCGTGTGTTATGGTGGCCGGTTTTATGAAGCTGGTTCCCAGGTCTCTATCAAGGCCGAAGACGCGGATATGATGAAGCGGCACGGGACGGTGTTGGATGAACCGACGCCGCCTTCCGTCGCACTTAAAAAGCCGGGCAGACCTAGGAGGGCGGACAATGGACAATCTGGAGAGGCTGAAACTCCGCACGAATGAGCCGGACGAGGCCATCTTGGAGGACTGCCTGGAGAGCGCAAAAGCGGCGATCATGGCGAGACGGTATCCGTTTCAGGAATGGCCGGAGGAACTGGAGAGCCGGTATCTGGATTTGCAGTTCCGGGTGGCGTTAGACCTTTATAACAAGACCGGAGCTGAGGGCCAGATCGGGCACACAGAAAACTCAATCAGCCGAACGTGGGAGTCTTCTTGGATTTCCGAGCAGTTGCTTTCTGAGGTGACGCCGCTTGCGGGGAGGGTGAAATGATGCGCAGCCTACTCCGCAACCAGCAGCCGGTATTCTACAAGCTATACAAGGGCCAAGAGGAAATAATTGATGAATACGGGAATCCGACCGGAAGCTATATCCCCATCTACAGCGCATTGAAATCCGCTATGCTGTGTGTCTCCCCAAACAAGGGCAATTCCGAGGTGGAGCAGTTCGGCTCACTGGAGGATTACGATCGAACGGCAACTACCGCAGATACGGCCTGCCAAATTGATGAGGATTCCGTTTTGTGGGTAGATGGGTCTGATACTGACGGCCCGTATAACTACATTGTGAAACGGAAAGCACCGTGGAAGAACAGTGTTCAGTACGCTATCAAACGAGTCAAAGTCTCCGAGTACGAAGCGGAACAAAAACTGTTTGCTAGAAAAGCAGAGATTGAGGCGGCGATGCTAAGTGCCCAAAATCAAACTGAAACTGAGCACGGACTCGATCAACCAAGCATTGAAGGAAGTCAAGACGTACCAAAAGAAGGTTGAGGGGGCTGGCGAGGAAATCGCAAAGCAGCTTAGCGAGATTGGCTACTCTGTCGCCTACAGCGTCATGCAGGGACATGTGTTTTCTGGTGAGACGATTGAAAGTTTGACACTGGAGAAAAAAGGCGAAGGGCGGTATGTCCTATACGCCGAATCGCAAGCAATATTGTTCTTTGAGTTTGGCGCTGGCGTACGCTATGGTGGTGGGCATCCATGGGATGATGATTTTGGGTTTGGCCCAGGAACATATCCGGGGAATGGGCATTGGGATGATCCTAATGGCTGGTGGTTCCCGACAGATGATCCAAGGCTTGTTATAAGAAGAGACAAAAATGGTCAGGGGTGGGGGCACTCCTACGGCAATAAGCCGCATATGCCATTCTATAATGCGGACAGGGCCATGAGAGACAGTCTCTTGACAGTTGCCAAAGCGGTTTTGAGATAAGGTTGGGATTTTGTGCAGTGGAGAAAGAACCCGTTTGGATTAAGCGAAACAGATTACAAGAAAATTTATAACTCTTGGTGGAACATGAAGAACAGGTGTTCAAACCCAAAGTCGCAACGGTTCTATTCTTACGGAGAACGAGGAATAACCTTGTGCGAAGAATGGATGGACTCCCAGGTGTTTATCGGATGGGCAGTAAAAAACGGGTGGAGACCCGGATTGACTATTGAACGAATCGATGTAAATAAGGGATATTCTCCTGAAAACTGCACTATTATTCCGTATGCGTTACAAGCGCAAAACAAAACGACAAACATCAGAATCAAAATAAATGGGGAAGAAAAATGTTTGTCTGAGTGGTGCAGAATATTTAATTTCCCGTTCAAAAGAGCATGGAAAAGATACCACATGTTTGGGTATCGAGATGTCGAAACCATTTTCTATGAAGGGGATTTGAGGAGGCGGTCGGTATCATAGACATTGAATCGTTCCTTTTCAGTCAAATTGCAGGAGCGCTTCGAGCGTCCTATGAAGGAATTTTTGTGTCTGGCGAATATGTAGACAGCCCCGCAAAATTTCCGGCCGTCACCATCGTTGAAAGCGACAACAGTGTACTTCAAAAAATGAGAACGGTAGCGCCAAATCTAGAAAATGCTGTATCTCTGATGTATGAAGTAAACGTTTATACCAACAGTGTCGGTTACAAGAAATCCGAGGCAAAGGATATCATTGAAACCATCGACAATGAGTTTTCCAAGATGGGATTCACTCGTACCATGTGCAATCCGGTGTCCAATTTGCAGGACGCCACCATTTACCGCATTGTCGCCCGGTATGAGGGCATAGCGGACAAGGATTTTAGAATCTACACAAACTAAAAGGGCTGACAGTGCCGAGTGCCTTTGTGCCAAGTGCCTCCCTAAAAAATTAGGAGGTACTATTTTTATGGCAGGAATCCAACTTAGCACAGCGGGTGTCACCCTGTTGTACGCCGCAGAAGCCACCGCTGGCACTCGCCCGACTACTGGGTACGAAAAAATCTCCGAAATCAAAAGCATTCCTGAGTTGAACCCTGAGCCCGACAACCTGGAAACAACGACCTTGGAAGAGACGGAGTGGAAGACCTATGTCCCAGGCTTGAAGGACATCGGCGGCGCACTGTCTTTTACGGCAAACCTGACCGAGGCATCTATGACCGAGTGGGAGGGCGTTGTCGATGCCTATGATACGGCGGCCGCCGAAAATAAGGCTACTTGGTTCTGTATCGTGATTCCTGGGCTGACCAAGGCACTGTATTTCACGGGTCAGCCCTCCCCGATGGGTATGCCCGCTATGGAGGTCTCTGCTGTTCTGGAAACAACTCTCTACATCACCCCGACCGGTGCGCCTCAGTGGGCAGCAAAGCCTACTGATCTGGAAAGTATGAGTCTGAGATCTTCTACCAAGAAAAACGTTGAGGTTTGAGGAGGAAATACCATATGAGTGATAATGTCGTGAGCATTCAGGATAGAGTGATGCCCGTTCGCGTCATTGACAATAAGACTGGGACGGCGTATGAGCTTGATTTTAACAGAGAGAGCGTTAAGTTTGCCGAGAATCGTGGCTTTAAGGCGGACGAGCTGACAGTGTTCCCGGTGACTAGAATCCCGGAGCTGTTCTACTATGCTTTCCGAAAAAATCACAAGAATGTAGCCCGGTCTCAGACTGATGCCCTGCTGGATGGTATGGGCGGGATGACAAGTGCTCTTCTGGAACGTCTGGTTCAGCTCTACAATCAGGCAGCCCTTACCCACCTGATTGCAACTGACGAGGATGCGGCAAAAAACGCAGAGGTGACTGTGGAGCTGTAAATAGCCCACGGTCTTATACGGAACTATTTGAGGCGGAGTGCCCCTACTATCTGTCCATCGGCATGACTTGGGAACAGTATTGGTATGGTGATGTATGGATGGTAGAGGCATACCGCCAAGCTGATAAGCAAAGGCTTGAGCGGGAAAACATGATGCTCTGGCTACATGGCCTTTATAACTACGAAGCCCTTTGTGACGCATCTCCAATATTCCGAGATTTTGCCAAAAAGGGGACAAAACCAGTTCCATACCGAACGGAACCGTACCCACTAGGCAAGAAAAAAGAAGTACCAACCGAGCAGGAAGTTAAAAACGAGCGTTTGAAAGCCACCCTGTTCTTTAAGAATTGGGCGAGGGCTGCTGAGAAAAAGTTCCGGTAGGCCCTGGTTTGCACCTTGCCAACTTCATATGAGATAGCGGAGATTTTGATTGCCTCCTTCCCCAAGTTGTGGTAAGATTTGGGGGAGGAGGGGAATAAGATGAAAAAGCTAATCTCTTTCGTTTTGACTGGATTTATGGTTGTTGGGTTGGCTGGGTGCTCTGGTGAAGTTTCGCAGAAGGAATATGATGAACTGGTCGCAGAAAACGAACGGTTAAAAAGCAGTTTGAGCGAAGCAACGGATATGTTGCAAGAATACATAGACGGGGAAACAAATGATGTCATGGAAAATGTTCCACTTATGATGTATCAAGCAACGGCCTCGATGTTTTCTGAGGACGCAACATGTGTAGCAATATCTGATGATATTGTCCAAATAACTGTGCCGTTGCTTGATGGGCAAAGCATGAACGATTACGAGACTGAATTAGAAGCCGCCGCATATTCCATTGGTATTGCTTTAGATGATGACGAATACTCTACTTGTATTATTATGTTTATCGATTCTGCGGGTAATTGTTCTGGAGGATTTTCGGTTGGACTAAATCGTGAAGCAAGTTCATTTGTTGGTTTGAATGGTTAAATAATGGTTATCCGCTTAGAAATAGGTGGAGAGACTTCTATTTCTAAGTGATCAAAGTCCCCGCTATCTTATATGAGGTGGCGGGGGCTTTTTATATCTTTAGTGCCAAGTGCTTCATTGCCAAGTGCCGCATTTCAAAAGGTGGTGGCATCATGGCCGTTGATATTGATAGTCTGCAAATTGAAATAGAGGCAACTTCGAGCGATGCGGCGGCGAAAATTGACGCATTGGCCGCCGCGCTGGCTAGCCTAAAAACAGTGGCAAAGGGCGGAGCGGGGCTTACTACAGTTTCTAATCAGATGCAGGCACTTGCAAATGCGGCAAAGCTGATAAATAGCAGTAGTCTTAATACAGCAAAGATAAAGGAAATGACAGGCGCGCTTAACGGGTTATCTTCCATCCAGAAATCCAGCGGCTTGTCCTCCACAATCAACGCCCTTAAAAAGTTGCCTCAGATTAGCGAGTCCTTAGAAAAAGCAGATTTAGGAAAGTTTGCTGTTCAGATGAATCAGGTGGCGGACGCAATGCGCCCCCTGGCTACGGAGATGCAGAGAGTTTCCAGTGGGTTCTCAGCTTTCCCGATAAGGATTCAGAAGATCATCCAGAGCAACACTGGACTGGCTGATTCGAACAGTAAGGCGGCAAAGAGTTTTGGAGTGCTTGGAACCGGAATCAGTAGCACACAGGCAAAGTTCGGAATCTATTCAGTGGTATTTCGCCAAATTGCGCGTACTGCATCTGATTGGGTAAAAGAGAGCAATGATTATGTCGAGAATCTGAATCTGTTTACTGTTGCAATGGGCGATGCTGCGGAGAGCGCATTAGAATATGCGGAAGCAGTAAAAGAAGCTGTTGGGATTGACCCGTCTGAATGGATCAGAAACCAGGGCGTCTTTAAGCAAATAACTGGTGGATTTGGAGTCATGGAAGAAAAAGCAAATCTTATGTCAAAAAACCTGACACAGTTAGGTTATGACATTTCTTCCTTCTATAACATTTCCATTGAAGAGGCCATGGAAAAATTGCAATCCGGCATTGCAGGCGAAATTGAGCCACTGCGACGCTTGGGCTATGCAATTGACGTAGCTACCCTGCAAGAAGTGGCATACGCACATGGAATTGAGCAGAGTGTAAATACGATGAACCAAGCGCAAAAATCCCAGCTTCGTTATTTAGCGATTATGGAGCAGAGTGGGAACGTAATGGGGGATATGGCCCGGACGGTGCAGACCCCGGCTAATGCTTTGCGCATTCTAAATCAACAAATAACTCAGTTAACCAGAGCCTTAGGGAATTTATTGATTCCATTTTTACAGCAGATTATTCCGTATATTCAGGCATTTGTGGAAGTCATTACTGATGCGATACAGGCATTGGCGCTTCTGGTTGGATTTGAATTGCCTGAGATTGATTATTCCGGGCTGGATGGTGTGACATCTGGTGCCACAGATGCGGAAGATGCCATTGAAGGGGCTACTGGAGCGGCCAAAGAAATGAAAAAGGCGTTGCTCGGGATTGATGAATTGACCATTCTGGAGCCGACTGCTTCTGGAGGCGGTGGTGGATCTGGTGGCGGAATTGGAGGCGATTTGGGTCTCGACCTTCCCGAGTATGACTTCTTAGCCGGGTTGGAAGAACAGGCATCTAAGATAAAAGAGCAGATGGAATCTATTTTGGGGCCAATCCTTTCTATTGGAGCTGGATTTGCTGCATGGGAAATTACTCCTAAAGTATTGAATTGGTTTAAGGATCTTAAGAATGGAAAGTTTAGCAAGATCGATAAACTCGCAGCGGGTATCGGGCTTGTAATTACGGGATTTACGCTTGAATGGCAAGGCGGATACGACATTGGTTACAATGGGCTGAACCTTGAGAACGCCATAAAAACAGCTATCGGAGCCGGACTAGGAATCGCTGGATCGCTCCTTATCTTTGGGACTGGGCCTCTTGGGTGGACAATTGGTATCGTAGCCGCGTTATCTGTTGCCATTGCAAGTATTACCATAGGGTATAACCGGAGACAAATAGATGACGAGATAAAAGAGCGGTTTGGAGAAATTGAACTGACAGTGGAAGAAGCCAAAGAACTGGCAGAAAGGATTATGTCATCTCCGCTTTCTATCCAACTGGACATGTACGTGGAGGCAAAGACTGGTGCAAAAGAAGCAATCGAAAAGTATCTTGCATCTTCCGAAGAGTTTTCTTATCTGATTTGGAAGGTATCCGTTGGCTTTGAAGTAGATGATGCTGAATTGAGCAACAGTATTGATTCTATGATCGCTGACGCACAATCCTTCTTAAATGCACAGAGAGAAACGTATGCGCTTGCTGTCAACATCGGCTTTAGTGATGAAGGAATCAAAGCTGAAATGGCGGCATTCGTAAACACGTATTTTTCTGAATCCTCCAGCGAAATGGAGCGTCTTGGGACGGAATTAAAGCAAACGATGCTAGATGCACTTGCCGATGGAGTCATTGATGAACAGGAAATGAAGACGATCAATGATTTGCAGTCTGAGGTAAACCAGATGCTTTCTATGGTTGCTGACGCTGAGTATAGAGCAAAGCTCAACAATGCAGTATATGAGCTTGGTGGAGACCTATCCTATGAGAGCGTAAAGGCCGTCAGTGAAGAGTTGAATACCATTGCACAGGAACAGCTAAATACAACGGAGCAACAGCACTTAGAAGCAAGCTTCCTTATTGAACTTAAATACAAAACTGACGGAAATTATGAGGAATATACTGCCGCTATTGAAGACGAACTGAAAACCTACTTTGCAAATCAAGCACAGGTATCTGCAACTGCTTTTGAGCCTCTCATTGGAAAATTTAATGCGGCATTTTCTGACGCGCTTACAGAGGCGCAACCTGCGTTTGATCGGCCGGTAGAAGACCTCCTTGACAGGACGTTCCATCAATTCACTACCGATGAAACCGGAGTGCTTGTCGGAGATAGTATAAGCGATTTTATGAGGAGCGTTGACCAACAATGGAAACTTGGGTTCCAAACGCTTGATATTACTCCAGAAGTGAGAGCTGCTTTGTCTGAAACGCTTGCCGCGTTGGAGCCTAGAGCAGAACAACTCCAAAAGATCGCTGATGATTCTAGAGCCGCAGGTATTGCTGTCCCGCAGTATGTTTCTGAGGGCCTGCATGACTACAACATGCTTGCAGCCATTTCCGGTGATATGGATGCTATCAACTATTTGCTTGGAGAAAAACTGTCTACAGACCCCAATTTCCTACAGGCACTTCAAACTGCGACAGATGCTGGCATGAACATCAATGAGGCTGTTGCAAATGGATTGTTAGACAATCTCGAAGTGAAAGAAAACGCTGATGGAACAATTTCGTTGATTAACGATACAATCGGCGAAAAAGTTCTAGAGGTTACACCAGCGTTAAAAGAAACCTTAAAAACTCTCGGTATAAATATGAGCAATGGGCTCATTGAGGGAGTTGAATCAAAGGACACAGAAGTATTTAACTCTGCAAATGGGATAGGTAAGCAGGTCGGAAACGGAATTGCGGATGGACTTGATGATAGCACACGGGCAGTTAAGAACGCGGCAGATAGGCTTGTTGATATTGCGCTATCGGCAACAAAGACCGCAGCAAAAATTCATTCACCATCTCGCTTGTTCCGTGATGAAGTTGGATTGAATATTGGCCTAGGTATTTCCGAAGGAATCGGTAATAGTAGAGATGCTATACTTTCGGAAATTGAACTTACAAATCAGCGTATGGTGAGTGCTTTTTCAACTGGTTCGATTGGTAGTCTCTCTAGATCTTTTTCTGTGGAAGAAGTAAAGAGCATAAATACACATACATCTGGAACCGTTACAGTAACAGACGGAAGAGAAGGCCAGCGGGAGATAAATCAAGAAATGATAAGCACATTGTTTGCCATAAGCCAGCAAATCATTTCCGCAATTGAAGAGAACAGCGGAGACGTTTATCTGGATGGGGATAAGGTCGGAGAACGAGTAACGGAATACCAAAATAGGAAGAATCGCATTTTTGGCAGATAAATTTTAAATTGGAAGAAAGGGTGACAATATTGGTTCTTGAAATTGATGGGTTTGATATTGTCCCTTACATTTCATTTGGAGGAGTTAAGTGGCAACGGTCTGACGTGGACGGGGAAGGAGCGGGTCGTACTTTGGATGGCAAACTCAGAAGGAATCGGGTGGCAACAAAGCGGCGGCTGGATATTACCTGCCGTCCGCTTAATGCCGCCGAAACAAGTAAAGTCTTAACGGCAATTATGCCGGAATGGGTATCGGTTCGATATACAGACCCTCAAACAAACAGCATTGCAACAAGAAAAATGTATTCCAATAACAACCCGGCTACGTTTCAAATGAAGCAGAGGAACGGAGATGAACTATGGGGAGGGATCACATTCCCGCTGATTGAGGAGTAATATATGCCATACGAGTATCAAGTAGAAATTGGCGGAATAATGTATGGAATGGATAGCATTAAAAGCGCAAATATAAAGCAGCCGTTATTCGAGTATTTTGGAGCGGGGAATGCAATGCCTGCTGAGTTCCACATTACATTTATTCCTAAAGAGGAACCTCCCAGAATGGCAAAAATTGTACCATTCTGTAGAGAAGAAGGAGAAAAAGATTGGCATAAGCTAGGTATATTTTTTGTTGATGTAAGGAGTGAAGATAGACAGTGGAAAAATCTTATTGCCTATGACTCCATGCTGAAAACCGAACAAACTTACTTGATTAGTGAAGATGTGGGTGAATGGCCAAGGGGGATGAAAGCGCTTGTTGCGGATATAGCAAGCCGTATAGATGTAGAAGTTGATAGTAGAACAGTTATCAATGAAAGTTATGTGGTTGAATATCCAAACGATTATACAATGCGAGAAATTTTATGCCATATAGCAGCGGCCCATGCAGGGAATTGGATTATTACGGCGGACGGGAAATTGTTGCTGGTTCCGCTTTTTACTGCAATGCCTCCAGAGACATATTATTTAATAGAAGACAGCGGAAGTGCCATAGTGTTTGGAGAGGATAGAATTTTGGTATGAATAACAAGTATTATGTAGGCCAAAAAGCATCTTCTTTTTTAAAATATGAAAAAACTCCTCCAGTTAGTAAAATCCGGCTGTTTTGGGATGATGAAAATGCATTCGAAGCTGGAGATGATACAGGATACACAATAGAATTGTTTTGCCCATCAGCTACGCAGAAGATGGCAGATAATATTTTGAATGCAGCAAAAGGATTTGTGTATCAAGGATTTTCGGCCCCTGGCTCAAGCCTAGTTCCAGAAGCGGAACTGGGGGATGGAGTAACGGTTGACGGTTTTTACGGAATGATAGCAAATCGGGATATAGAATTTGGCCCAGGGAATTTATCCGACATCTCTGCTCCAGGGGAAAAGGAAATTAACCATGAATATCCTTATTTGAGCTCAGAAAGTAGAGAGCTAAAACGAAAAGTTACACTAGGGACTTCTTACTATGGCACTAAAATTACTCGAAAAAACGGATTAGAAATTACCAAAACAGATAATAGCGGTGCAGAGAAAAGCCGGGTTATTTTAAACAGCGATATTTTGGCCTTTTATAATGACGATGGACAGGCAGCACTCTATTTTGATGCGGCCAGTGGAAGATACATTTTTCGCGGGGACATCAACATGCAAGGGGGATCTATTTATTGGGGAGATTCCTTCCCTTACAAGTCCCAGTTTTCAACATCTCCGGATGGACCATGGCATGATAAGCAGCAAGAAGGAGATAAATACAGACGAGATACATATGATGGGGGAAAAACTTGGGAAGAGCCTTACCAATTTGTCGGAACAGACGGACGAGACGGTATAGACGGTTCGGATGCAAGTGTTACATTCAACAATGTACTTCGAGCATTACAAAGAGCAGAGGCGACACAAACAACATTTATTACAGCGGATGAGCTAGGGGCTCCCACCATTTATGGTGCCAAAATTTATGGTGCAGAGATATATGCTGGCGGTGTAGATGATATGGGTGGACAAATTATTGGGCTCTTGGACACTGGGATGGTGGTATGGAACGGAGATGGAGAACGAGTATTAACTATTTCTGGAAATGCAGATACCGCGAGCCTTGTCACGGGCTATAACATATTACGATTTAACTGTCCGTATATGTCGGTAGAAGCCACATCATCAGTTTCCTTTCATGGACGATTAGTTTCTTTTGATGACGTAAATGAGGTTTCAGGACTTTATCTGAGGTTTTCTTAATGCTTCCTAAAATATATTCAGCGTTTCTCAACTTGACAAATGCATGTAACTTGGCGTGTCGCTATTGTTTTGTGGAACAGCATCCAGATATGATTTCCCTTCAGGTAGCGAAAGATGCAGCGGATTTTTTGGCCGCCAACGCGGGAGACGGGGTTCCGTCTATCAACTTTTTCGGCGGGGAACCACTACTGATGTGGGACGCTATTATAGTCCCGCTGACCGAGTATGTCCGGGATCGGTATCCAGCATATAACCTTTCTATGACAAGCAATGGAACTCTGCTGAACCAGGAGCGGGCGGAGTATATGAGGAAGAAAGGAATAGGGCTCTTGCTTTCCATGGACGGAGACAGACGGACTCAGGAGCGCAATCGACCGCTTCAGGATGGCGGCTCCAGTTTCGACATTCTGGGGAAAAAGCTTCCTTTAATTTTGAAATACTTTCCTGATGTGATGTTCCGCTCTACGGTAACACCGGAGACCGCAGTTGACTTGTTTCACGATATGATATTTGCAGAACAAGCTGGTTTCCGCACATTTTTTACTATGCCGGATAGTTTTGCAAATTGGGACGGCACTGAGCCACTGGAGGAGGAACTTCGGCGCTATTCAGAGCATTATGTCGAGTGCTTAGAAAATGGATGGGAACCAATCTACTTCACACAGATTGAAAAGTTTTTCCCCAAAATACTCTTGCACAACCAGGCGATCCAAGAGGGGGCAAACCGCGCCTATACCTCATGTATGGCCTGCGGCAAGTGCGGGCTGGGTTCTGGGCGCTATGCGGGGATTAACCTGAATGGAGATATCCTAGCTTGTCAGGAGTTCTTTTCACGAGGAGATAATCCATTCGTGATTGGAAATATCTATACTGGGGTGGTAGATGAGACGCGGAGACGACTTATGCAGAAATACGATAGCGCACAGGTTGAAGGGGATGGGTGCGATGAATGCCCCCTGAACCGCATCTGTGATGGAGGGTGCGTGGCCAACAACTATATTCGTTCGGGGAGTTTCCACCATATGCCCCCCATCTGCTGTCGGTGGAACCGTCTGCTATTCCGAGAGGCAATCTATCTAATGGAGCGGCTGGGCAAGGCAAGAAACAAACGCTTTTTAGAGAGGTGGCATATCTATGTTGCCAGATGAGCTGATCGAAGTACCGGAATACCTGAAGGGGGAACTTACCGGTGCAAACGTCATGCCCATGTGCGACTTCTGTACGGAGATTGCCTGTGAGACAGATGGAATGGCCTGTGGTGAGACTTGCAGCCAAGGATGCCACGGGCAATGTACTGTGGTACAGTGCGGACAGTGTAGCGGCTGCCTGGGTGGATGCCAGATATGCGAATCATCCTGCCAAAATTCCTGTCAGTCCTGTCAGTCATCCTGCGAGTCGGCAGCGCAAAACCCTACCAGCTATGGTTCCATCACGGTGGGCGAAGTTACCAGCCATACTATTGAAGTAACGCTGAGAGCCATTTCAAAAGCAACATCTTATGTAATCGCCTATCGGCCAGACAGCACGACTACTGCCCGAAATGTGGAAACTACGTCGAGAAATTACACGCTAACAAGCCTCGAGCCTAACCAGAGGTATGTAATTAACTACTATGGCAAGAACAGCTACGGAACCGGCCCTTATATGCCTTCTCCGGTCTATGCCACCACAAGGCCAGAGATTGTAGTTGAACCGTGGTCATGGACATCATCCAATGGGGCAGCGACGGACACACAGACCCGTAACGCCTACCAAGTTTTACAGGGTAACCGGGCAGCGGATGACTTCCATCACAATGTATGGAACGACTTCATAGACAAGATTGTGGAGATGCGAGAGGCATACGGATTGTTTTGGACGACGGACAGTGGGCGCTTTCCCTCCGCCTCCGGGTGCAAGGTGTCCGCCGGGGACACACTGACCGCCGAGATTTACAACGCGGCCAAGACCAATATAGGTTCCATACAATCTACCGGGATACAGGATGTAGATCCGGGGGACGAGATAACCGGATACCACGTTCTTCACATCTCGGATGTTCTGAATGATATCATTGGAGGTCTGTAATGGATAGTCAAAAAATTATTCAAATGGCGGTAGCAATTAGAGAAGCAGCCTCTAGGATCACAGTATCTGGGCCAAACAATTGGACACAGTTGCTTGGTATTATCCACACAGCGGAATCTATAGTTACAGAGGCGGGGAAGGAGGGAGAACATGGCGGATAAACGGATTGGGGAATTGCCTCTTATCGAAGACCTTGATGATGAGTCTTTTTTTGTGGCTGAACAACAAGGTGCAGCAGGACATATTACCGGCGCACAGATAAAGGGATTCGCCCGGAAGTCCGTGGAGGATATTGCAAACGCTTCCCAGAAATCGGCTGAAGCGGCGGCGAAGAGTGCGTCTGCGGCCCAGGAGAGCGCTACTCAGGCGGAGGAAGCGCAGGAAGCAGCAGAGAGTGCCAAGAGTGGGGCAGAGGTTGCACAAAAAGCGGCGGAAACGGCACAAGGCGCCGCCGCGGACGCGCAGGCCGGGGCGGAGAGCGCCAAGACGGCAGCGGAGGCAGCGGCGGACGTTGCAGCGAAAGACGCCGCCGAAGGTGTGCGGGAAGAGCTCTCCGTCTATGTGGAGCAGACTGAGGCAAACGCCCAGGCGGCAGCAGATTCGGCTTCGGAGGCCGCAGTGTCCCAAGAGGCCGCAGCACAGAGCGCCCAGGGGGCGGCAGGCAGTGCAACCGCGGCGGCGCAGGACGCGGTGGATGCGGCGGATGCCAGGACGGCTGCCGAAGCGGCACAGGGCAAAGCGGAGGCCGCCCAGGGGGCTGCGGAAGCGGCCAAGAGCGGGGCGGAGACAGCGGCGGGCACGGCCACTACAAAGGCCGAAGAAGCAAGCGCGAGCGCCGAGACCGCCAAGCAGTACAGCGGAAAACCGCCGAAGCCGCAGAATGGAACCTGGTGGGTATGGAACGCAGAGACCCAGGCGTATACCGATACCGGGATTAAGTCTGTTCTCTCCATTGTGAAATCCTATCCCTCTGTGGAGGCTATGGAGGCGGACAAGCTCAATATGCATGAGGGCGACCTGGTTATCATCGCCTCCACTGTAGATGACCCGGATAACTCCAAGCTCTATGTGCATGATGGCGTTGGCTGGGTGTATCTCTCCGACCTTTCCGGCGTGGAGGGCGTGGGGATTGCGGGCATCTCTCAGACTGACGGCAACCATGCGCCGGGCACCACGGACACCTACACAATTGAGCTGACCAATGGGAGCTCATACGAGTTCACTGTCTACAATGGTGCGGATGGCGACGGAAGCGGAGACATGCAGTCTTCTACATATGACCCACAGGGCAAGGCGCAAGACATCTTCGGATATGCGGACAATGCAGCAAAAGGCAAGCAAGACAAGCTGAAAGGTACCGCTGGCCAAGTGGTAGGCTTTGACTCCGAAGGCAACGCAATCCCCCAGGCGGCCCCAAGCGGATTGCCGGATGGCGGAACTGTGGGGCAGTTGCTGGAAAAAACGGAGGACGGGGCAGAGTGGGCAGACAAGCCTGTGATGTATGTAAACATAACGCCACCGGCTGGAGATTCCCCGTTCGGAACGGCTGACCACACGATTGCTGAAATAACGCAAGCAGTCTTGAACGGGGTAACCGTGCTTTCAAAAATATCGGCAGGAACCGATACCAAAGTAATTCCACTTTCGAGTGTAACAGACAGTGTGGCTTCCTTTTCGTCTACGTCTGTAGACTACGGCGGGTCTGTTATCGCCAATATTGTACCCCAAGAACAGTCCGAAGTGGTTATTATAGCGGAAGATCAATTTAGAGCAAGCCAGATTCTATACGATAAAGGAACGAGTGGCCTTGATTCAGATGATGTGCAAGGCGCAATCAAAGAACTGGCTAAGAACAAGCAGGACTCCGCAGATGCTGTAACTGTTTCCGGCGGCGGCACGATGCAGATGGGGGAGAGCCTTGGCGAAGGGCCGTACACCATTGAGGTGACAGAAGACGGAGAGGGCGGCGACCTCTCCGCCGAATATGTGGGCTACAGCAACACGGGCAGCGGCCTGGAGGCCACCAATGTGCAAGAGGCTATCGACGAGCTGGCCCAAAAGGGCGGAGGCGAGTATCTGCCTTTGACTGGCGGGACGATGCAGGGAGATATCACCATCCCGGCGGACAAGGCCATCAAGCACGGGGGCTCTGCCGCTCAAATCAAGATGATGCCAAACGGGAATATCCGGATTGAGGCCCCCCTGGCTGAGGGAGCGGCAGCGATCACAGTCGGCACTTCCGGCATCAATCTGGTCAACAACACGACGCAGGTGCTACAGACCTCTGAGAGCGGTGTTGCACTTAAAGCAAACACGGATATGACCGGGCACAAGATAGCCAATCTGGCCGCTCCTTCTGATTCCGCAGATGCCGCCAACAAGCAGTATGTGGACACGAGTGTTGAACAGGCGCTTGGCTCAATCGGATATAGTCTGATAAAGGAATACACATCACCAGGGAGCTACACCCATACGTTCGACCGCAAATATACAGATGTTTTTGTGGTTGTGGTTGGTGCTGGAGGAGGCGGAGGTTCGAGTGGAGAGCGCGGTGGAGGTGGCGGCGGGGGTGGGGCCGTAGCGTGTTTCCATGTTTTGGATAGCAGTACAATTCAAAACAATAATATTGTTGTTGGAACTGGTGGAGCTGGTGCAGTCTCTTCTTTGGGACCGTCCGTCACTAATAATGGCTCCGCTGGTGGGAGCAGTAGCGCTTTTGGTATTACCGTACCTGGTGGCAGTGGTGGAATAGCCAATCTTGGTGGCATGGGTGGTGGCTACGCCCCCAATGAGATTGTTCCTGGTTGGCTCATGATAGGTGGTAGTGGTGGTAGCCATAATAACAATGGCGATGGCGATGGCAATGCTGGGCCTATTATTTCTATTGTTGGGTTTAAACCTTTCGGTGGCGGAGGTGGCGGAGGGGGCAATCCTAGTCTTAATGATCCGCCAACTCCCGGCGGAAATGGCGGTGACGGTGGAGCCGGTAATGGTGGCGCTGGAGCTACCGGCCAGAGCAATGCAATAATGGGTAAAAACGGTACCCGCGGTGGTGGCGGAGGAGGTGGTGGAGCGGGATGGACTTTTCGTTCCAGCGAGTATAAGCCCAGCGGCATAGGTGGCAAAGGCGGCGATGGATATGTGGCGATTTACGCAAGAGGTATTTCTTGATGAAAACAGTCTATTTAAATGAGGATAACACTGTCCGCGAAATCATCCCGGAATACGCACTTCCACCGGAGAAGTGGTATAGCGAGGCATTTGCACGACGCTGTGTAGAGGTACAGGACGATGTAGAGCAGGGGTGGCGCTACAACCCCGAAACAGGACAGGCCGCCCCGGACAATAGACCGCCGGAGCCTGAACTAACTCCGCAATACGCCGCCGCTATGAGGGCCTATGCGGCCACCAGCACGGCTATCCCCGACACCTACGCCCTGGACATGCCCGATCTGTTTCCCACCTGGGCGGTGGTACTGGCAGACGGCGAGGAACTGCCTGCGGGCCGTATCCTCAACGACGGCGGCCAGCTCTACCGGGTGGTGCAGGCGGTAACTCCTCAAGAGGAGATGCCCCCGCACGACGACGGCATGCTCGCCATCTACCGGCCTATTGACCGCGAGCACGCTGGCACAGCGGACGACCCCATCCCGTGGGTGTACGGCATGGACTGCCACGCGGGCAAGCACTACAGCTACAACGGCAAGGTCTACAAGGTGGCCGAGGGCGGGGACATGATTCCCTGCACGTGGGCCCCGGATACCCCGGATATGTGGCAATGGGTGGAGGTGTAGCACATGGCTATCGTTGTAAACGGCAAAAAAGTTGCCGGGGTGGGCCTGCCTGGCAAGGACGGAGCTCCAGGGGCAGACGGCAAGGATGGTGCACCTGGAAAGTCCGCCTATCAGGCGGCAAAAGAGAAAGGATATACCGGAACCGAAGAGGAGTTTAACACCGCTCTGGCTGGTATGCAAAGTGCTCCATTCTTGCCGTTGGCTGGCGGCACGATGGCAGGGGCGATTACTTTAAGCGGGCCTCCGACGAATGAAAACCACGCCGTCAACAAGCGCTATGTGGACGAGCACGCGGGGGCGAGGGTTATTTTGGGGAGCTATGTGGGAACGGGAAAATCAGGCAAAAGCAACCCTAATCAAATAACCTTAGCCGCACCCTTTAAAATACTCTGTATTTATGGCATGCAATGGCCAGATTCGTATCAAAGTATCGACAATTCTGGTACTGGCGAAACTTCTGTCATTATTCCCGGCAGCATTATCCCTACTGAGTATACAAGCGGCTTTGGTTTTTTCTACTCTAGCAACTCAAGAGATTCTTACGGTAAAAAATCAGCGGATGGAAAAACTTTCAGTTGGTATTATAACTATACTCCATCTGATGCAGCAACTGTGCAGCTTAATTTATCTCAAGTTGTATATCACTACTACGCCATAGTTTAGAAATAAGAGGTGAATTAAATATGACCATCATCCAAATTGACCCGTTGGAGACCGGCCAGCACCCGATCCAGAGCCAGAGCGGGCGGCGCGCCTGCTGGCTGGAGGGCTACATAGAGGTGCCCGCCCACCTCCATGACGCGGTGTGGGCGACCTATGGCTGG